ATGAAATCATCGCAACAATCAGTAATCCAGAGGATATACTGCACGCATACTAGGAGCTAAATATGTCACAAGAACAATTAAAACCCTCACAACAAGAAGTAGAATTAGACACTGATGGTGTTGAGGCTAAAGAAGTTTCTTACGAGGTAAAAGAGCCGGAGAAGAAACTTACATTACCAAATGATGAAGTTATTCCTGAAGGGACAGCTGTCAATGAACACAAAGACGACAAAATTGAAGTTGTAGAAGCTAAGGAGGAACCAAAAGAAGACAAACCTGAAGAGAAAGAAAATCTTCAAGATTATGGAAAAAAAGTTCAAGGTAGAATCAATGATTTAACTAAGAACTGGAGAGAATCACAGCGGAGAGAAAAAGCTGCGATGCAATATGCAAAAGGTCTACAAAAACAGATGGACGATATGCAGAAAAGATTTCCTAAACTTGAAGAAAATTATCTCACAGAATTTGAAGCAAGAATTAAATCTGATGAAGCCGATGCAACTAGAGAACTCCAGTCAGCAATTGAAGCACAAGACGCTACTGCTATAGCAAAAGCTAATCAAAAACTGGTTACAGCTAATATTGAAAAAGAAAGATTAGCTAATACTAAGTTTATGAGAGAACAGGAAGCTGAAAAACAAAAAGAAGCTCCTGTGCCTGAACAACCTAATATTCAAGCATCTCCAAGATCAAAAGAATGGGCTGATAAAAACAAAGAATGGTTTTTACAAGATCAGGTCATGACCTCTGCAGCTTTTGAAATAGATAAACAAATTAAAGCTGAGGGTATTGCAGGAGACAGCGATCAGTATTATAATGAATTAGATAATCGAATTAGAGAATACTTTCCTACTCGATTTTCTGATCCTCAAGAGGCTAAGCCTACTGAGGATGTAAAACAGGAGCAAAAGAAACCCGTCCAAACTGTTGCACCTGCTGTTAGAAACCAAAACGGACGCAGGACTGTGAAACTCACCAAATCACAGTTGGTAATTTCTAAAAGATTAGGGGTGCCACCTGAAGAATACGCGAAATACGTGAAGTAAAGGAGAAAATTATGGATAAAATAAAAAAAGTTTCGCGCGAGTCAGAGCTGAAATCTAAAGATATTAGAAAAAAGCCCTGGACTCCACCATCAAGTCTAGATGCGCCTCCGCCACCAAATGGTTTTTGCCATAGATGGTTGAGAGAAAGCACGCAGGGTTACGAAGACACTGGAAACATGTCTAAGAAACTCAGAGAGGGTTGGGAGCTTGTTAGAGCCGATGAGTTAGAAAAACAAATTGGACCTAATGATTACCCAGTCATCAGTAGCGGCAAACACGAAGGCGTAGTTGGGGTTGGAGGCCTATTGTTGGCTAGGATACCGGAAGAAATCGTTGTATCGCGAAAAGAATACTTCAATACGAAGACTAAAGGCCAAATGGACGCGGTAGACAATGATTTAATGAAGGAACAACGACCAGAGATGCCGATCAATATTGAAAGGCAATCTCGAGTAACCTTCGGAAGTGGAACTAAAAAATAATTTTTAGTAACTACCAAGGGGTTATTAAACATAAACTAACAAACTAAGGAGTAACAACTATGGCTAATCAAAGTGGAAACTTTGGCTTGAGACCGTCTAGAATGTTAGGTGGAACACCGTTTAATAACTCACAAAACAGATACAGAATATTGAAGAACTACGGTACTGCAATATTCCAAGGAGACCTAGTAAAGGCAGTGACTAATGGAACTGTCGAAAGAGCTGGGGCTACTGATAATCCTGTTGTTGGAGTTTTCAATGGTGTCTTCTATACAGACCCGACAACTCAAAAGCCTACGTTCAAAAATCATTATCCAGGCACAATCAGT